AATCTTTAATTGTAGTATCAAATATTTTAACTGGAGATACATAACCTTTTTTAATATTTGTTTTAGGTATTGTTACTCTTAAATCTTTAGTTAGTTCATTAATAGTTCCTCTTAATTGTTCTGATCTTGAATAATTAACAGTTTTTACTGGTTCTAAAAATTTCTGTAATACTACATTAAAATTATTTTCTGTAGGATTTAATTTTAATTGATATTTACCAGATACTTTTTTCCAGTCTCCTAAAAATTTTTGAGTAAAATCTTCTTGTCTTATTAAATTAGCTCTAAAATTTGATTTAGCAATAGCCTCTGCACTTTTAAAAGCATCACTTGCTGTGTCTAAAGTTCCTATCTTTTTAATATCTATACCAGTAATATCTGATAAAACTCTCTTTTGCACATCTAAAGAAACTTTTTCAGCGTTTATGGCAGCTTGATCTAAGTCAGAGCTTACCTTTGCTTGTTTTACCATACCTTTACCTTTTGCACCTTCTCGGACAGCAACATCTAAGTTAGCTAATCGTGTACCTGGTAAATTTTCAGCAAATTGTTTTTTAACTAAAACATCAGCGTCTGATTTAGAAATTCCAGCGCCGCCGTCTGCTACAGGTTTAGTTAATTGATCTTTAAGTTATCTAATAGCTGTATCTACTTCAACGTCTTTATTTAATCCTTTTTTATAAGCGTCTACAAAATCACCAATTATTTTGTTACTTAAATTACCATCAGATATACCAGCAATAGCTCCACTTGTTCTTACTGTTCTATTTATTAAATTAGCAATAGGAAAGAATGCTCTTGTTGCAGCACCAGAAATTCCAGCAAATTTTAATGCTTCTTTGAATATATCATCCTGGCTTATATTTTTATTTTGATTGAAAAATAATTGTCCTATTACTAATCTAGCATATTCTGTTGCAAAAGATGATCCAGCTGTAGCAAGAGCAACAGCATTAGGTCCACCAGCAGCAGTAAAATAACCAGCTGTTGCATCTCCAAGAAGTTGAACTATTTGAGGAGTATAACCAATAATATCTTTAGACCATTCACCAGGTTCGTTAAATAATCTAAACTTTTCATCTCCACCTAATTCTTTTGGAACTTTATAAATTAATCTGCTTTTACCGTCATCAAAAGTATAATTATCAACATGTATTTTAGGTCCTTTATAATTTAAACCTGTATACAATTCTTTTTTATCTTTTGGTAATGTATAGACAATCGCATTATGTGCAGCTTCTTTTATAAAATCTTGTTTTTGTAAACCAAAAGAAAAAGATAATCTTGCATTAGCAGGTGCTCCTTCGTCTGGATTAATACCAGCTAATTTATAAACATCATCACTATCTAAAAATTCTTTTATATTATTATAATTATCAGAAAGATTTGTAAAAGTTAAATCTTTTGCTGTTTCAATATCTCTCTTTTCTAATTTTTTAAAAAGGTTATTAAAAGTATCATTAGCTAAATTTAAATTTCTACCACCTTCTTCTTTAAATCTTTTATCATTTGCTTTTCTTTCAGAAAACTGAGTTATAATTTTTGTAAGTACTTCAGGATTTAAATCTGAATCTAAAAGTTCTTTAGCATCATCGTAAGTTTTATATTGTGAATTATCGTATTTATCAAAAAAATCTAATGTATTAATAACATTTTGTTCTTCTGGTGTAGCGCCTTTAGTCCCTTCTATTTTCGCTGTTTCTGCTTTTGCTTGTTCTATAATTTCTTGTGTTGCCATATTTCATTATTTAATATTTTTTCTTAAATTATCTAAATCTTTTTTATAATTATCTTGATTGTAATCTATTGTTGTTTTAGTATCTGTATCTTCAATGATTATTCCTTTACCTTTTTCTCCACTTACATCAGTAACACCAACATTAATATATTTGTCATAACCTCCCATCTGTAATGACATAACAGCTTCTGCTAAAGCTAAAGGAGAATAATCTGCTTCAATATCTGTATATTGAGTGTAATCTGGTTCGAAGCCTAATTTTTTTGCTTCATCTCTTAGTTGATCATCTGTATATTTAAATTGATTTACTAAATCATTTTTAAAATTAGTAGCACCTATTGTTGCAAAATATTTATCAAATGATTGTCCACTTCTTAATCCTTTATCCATTCTATAATTATCAATTGCTGAATATTTAAATCCTTTTAGTAAATTAATACCGCCTTGTGTTCTTAAAGAATAAGTTAAAACTTTAGCTGTATCTTCAGGGCCTGGTAAACTTTCTCTTTTAATTTGTATATCTTTATCAGATACAGGAACTAATTGAGAGATATCTCCTAATACAATATCAGATTGAAACTTTTGTAAATTTTTAATAAATGACGCTTCATTAGACATTAATTTAAAAAAATCATTATCTTGTCTTAATTCGGCAGGTAAAACCTCAGATACTGATTGTATTATTACTGGAAATTTTGATCTAATTTTACCAACTGGTAGTGAGTTATTTTCAGCAATATATTTATTAAATAATTTTGCTTGTCCTGATAAAGCACCAAAGTTTTTAGTTCCTTTCATATCATCTTTAAATCTTTCATAAATGTTATCGTAAATTTTAGTTTCAGCTGAAGTTTCTTGGTCTTTTTTAAATTGTAATTCATAACCTTTTATTAAATTTTTTAGCTCTGCAGATTTTAATTTTGCTTCTACATTCGCTTTAGCTAAATCTTCAGCTTTTACTTTTTGAACACCTTTTTTTATTCCGCCTGCAATTCTACCAAAAGGTGATTGAGCTTTACCGATAGGTTGTATTCTTGAAGACTGATCTATAATATTTAAACCTGAATAAAATAATGCACGTTTTCCAGGATCGTTCATTACTTTTTCTATATTTGTTTCTAATTTATCTGCTAAATTAGTAAATGCTTTTCCAGCACTTTTAATTAAACCTATATTTTTAGTTTCAGTTTCTTTTTTAAATAATTCTTGATCTTCTTTAGGTAATGATTTAAATCTTTCTTTAGCAGATTTAGGTTCTTCTCTTTCTAAACCTATATTTGATAAAACTATTTCTTGTTCATCAGTAGTTAAATTTTTAAATTGTTCTGATAAAGCAGCACCTTTGCTTATTTCTATTTTATCGTTTTCTTTAACCATTATATCTCCTTAAAGTCAACGTCAATTTTTGAGTAATCTACATATAAATAACCATTGGTATGTACTTTTGATGCTTGTGGAACTTGATGTGCCATAACACCTTGATATTTTTTATCATCTCCTTTATATCTAAAGTTATAAATATTTATGCCTGATCGAGATTTACCTACTAATTGAATGTCATCTTTTAATCTTATATCAGAAAAGAAAGGTGCAACTGCTCCAACAGCACCTGCTATTTGACCAAAGGGACTTGGTCCAGCTACTGGTGTTCCAACAAAACCTGATCTTTCTTCTCCGTAAGTTCTAATAGGTGCACCTGCTAATGCTCCTACAACTTGTCTTACTTGTTCTACTGGATATTCTCTTTCTTCTATAAAATCTCTATACGCTTCAGCAAGACCAGCTTGTTGTATACCTCTTTCTAATCCTCCTGCACCTGTTAAACCAGCAGCAGCACCTGATAAACTTGCTAGTTGAGCTTGTTGTGCTTGAAGTTGTGCAGCTCTATCTCTAGCAAATCTTTGAGCACCTGATTCAAATCCTGCTTGTCTTAATCTACTTGATACATCAGCAACTTGATCTAAATATCTATCTCGTCCTAATGCACTTTCAACACCAAATCTTGTACCGCCAAATGCTCCTGCTCCGATTGCTCGTGACGCAAGATTTCTTTCTTGTTGACCAAACTGTTCACCTAAATCAGCAAGCGTAGATTGTATTACAGTGTTAGTGTATGGATTCATATAATCTTGAGCAGCTTGTACATCAAAAGTTTGAGCACCGATTGCACCAAGATTTGCAGCACCTGGTAAAATTTGCTGTTCGTAAACATTAGCAGCAGCTTGTTCTAAAGCAGAAACAGGTGCTATTCTTTGACCAGTAAATGCTTGATAAGGTCTATTACCTAAATCTTCTGCACGTCTTAAAGTTCTTTCTTGTATCTCTTTAAAATATTCTGGTATTTGCTGCTCTACAGTTTGTTGTTGTGGTGCTTGTACTACTGTTGTTGATGGTCTAAAAATACTACCCATTGACTATATATGTTCCTCCAATAACTTCAAATCCTAATTTAGTAAAAGCGTTATGTTTTCGACCAACGTCTTTACCTTGAAAAATTTCGCATATCGCAGTAACTTTTTTAGTTAAAGCGTATTCTTTAAAAACTAACATCATAGCTCTAAAGACATGAAAATTACGATACTTAGGATGTACGTGTAACCACAAAGTTCTTAAAAACTTTTTGTCACTATACCAAGTTTCGTCTATTGTAGCAGCGAGTGTGCCAACAATAACATTTTCATATTCCACTACTATAACAAAACTATTCTTAATGTAAAATACTATATTTTCTAAGGATTTTTTATTATTAGTATTACCAAAGTTAAAAGGTGCTTCTTTTAACCAGGTTTTTAACAATTCTCTTATTTTGACAGCTTCATCAATACGAGCCTGTCTAATTTTATATTTATCTTTTTCCATCTTGTCTTACGTTGATTCTTAATGTACCAAATCGCCAATTACTACCTAATTCTGAATTTTCAATTTTCACAGACGCTTGTCTTCCTCTTATTCTTGAATTATAGAAAGATGTTGTATTTGAAACTGTAATTGCTTCTCCAGTAGTTTTTGAATCATTTGGATAATCTCTTGCTTTTAATGTAATAATTGCATTACCTGTTTGATTTTGAAAATCTGGTATAACTTTATTTATAAAACTAAATTGCTCTCCATCAGCAATGTCTCCATCACCTGATTCTATGAATGCTGATAAAGCACTTCCATCAGCATCAACTCCTGATTCATGTTCGTAAATAAGTGTTCGTCCTACAGTTAAACCATTAATTTGTACATATGTATTTGCAGCTGAATTTGATAAATATTCTGTTGCTAAAGGTGTTTGTTCAACACCATTATCTTGATATGTACTTCTTTCTAAATTTCCAAAATACCAACTATTTTCTAAATAATTATAAATAACATATTTATCTACTTGATCAGATGAACTTGAACAATAATACCAAATAATTTCGGAGAAATCAGAAGTTTGACCAGCATAGACTTGTTGATATTGAGTTTTATTAATATCATCAAATACATGATTTAATACACTACAAGGTATTTCTTGTACTGCACCAGCAAATCTAAAAAATTGACCATCAGACATCCAATAAGCAACATCATCTACTACTATTGCACTATTTAAACCAACAGCACCACAATCATTACCAAGTTGTCTAAAACCGAAAATAAAAGGCGCACCAATAAAAGACATTGATTGCAAAGTTGTATCTGTCCATACAAGAATTGTACCTTTAGCAGGTTTAGCACATCTAATTTCACTACCACCTGCTATTCTTTGTGATCCCGCAGAGTTTGTAGTATTTGGTGTAAATTGATCAAAATCTTCTTGATCACTAAAACGAATTAACATTTTATCTTGTGAAGCAGTATTTCCAATATCTGATTCAGTTCCCATACAAATTAAATGTCGAGTTTCTGTAGAGATAACAGAGAGTGTACTTGCTGTAGGTGCATTTGCTATTGCTGTAGCTCTATTATCAGTCATACCATCTGATTCATCCCATAAATATGTACTACCATCTTTTTGTGTTAAAATTAAATCTTCACCCCAATTATTAATAGACCACATTCTCATATCAATTACAACATTAGAAGAACTACGAGGAGTGTTCCATGTACTTATATTCCAAGCTCCCGTGCTCCAACCAAATCCAAATGTTTGTTTATCTGGTCCTGTATTTATTTCATAAGCAATATCACAATTAGCTAATGCTGTATTACTTGTTGTCGCTGTATCATTAGATGTAATAACATATGCATCAACATTAGTAATAGATTGTATTTCATATTGAGCATCAATACTTGTATTAGCAATACCTCCTACACTTGTTAAACTACAATTAGAAACGGTAATAAAGTCACCTACTAAAGCACCATGAGCTGTATGATTTACTGTAATGTTTGCACTTGAAGCTGTAGTATTAAATACACTTGTTAAGGTATTAGATTGTCTTATTGGAGTAATATCTTGATTTGTTCCAGCAGCATATACATAAACTTTTCTATCTGTTCCAATAGATTGATAACGAGAACCATCTAAACTGAACCATGATTCTAATGCTCTGCCAACACCAACATAATAAGTTGTACTGAATTTTTGCCAACCACCTATTTTTTGTGGTAGCCCTTTTCTAAATCTTATTTTATCACCATCTACCCATCTACCTTCAGCGCCTGTTTCTGTATTTTCTGTATCTAAACCTGGTAAAAAATTTAATTTTGTAAGTGGCATAATTTTCCTCCACATAATTATATAACATAGTTTTGTATATATAAATAGAAAATAAGGTGGTAGGAGATGTGGTGAAAGGTGATAAATCTCCTACCGAAAATAAATTATATATTATTTTTTATTAATTTTAAAGCCTTTATAATAAGCTGGTAAACCTAAGAAAGGTCTTTTATCATATAGATTATCTTTTGCTGTTTTCTTTTTTACATCATTATAATGTAAAAATACTTGACCACAATCTTTACCTTCAAATCCTTCTCTCCAGTGTTCTAATTCACAACCCATGTAAATTAACATATCTCCTTGATTTAAATCCACTTTAATACCTGCTTGTTTTTCTTTACCTGTTGGATCTAAATATATAGGCCAAGGATCGCCGCCAAGATTTAATGTTGTAGATATTTCACAAGAATACCTGTCTTTATGCCTGTGTAATACATCTCCATTCTTATATATTCGAGCATAAGAATAAGCTGGTTGTAATTTGTAATCTGTATGTTTTTCCATTTTCTTTAATAAACCTTGTAGTAAAGTTTCCATTACTATATCTCCATAATGTGAGTATGTGTTAGGAACTTGAGCATCATTCCATATACCAAAGTACTCTGTAAATGGTGATATATATTTTTTATCAAAAAGAAAACGAGCAACATTTCTTTTATTTAAAAAATAAGTATAAACAAATTGTGCTAACTCTTTTGAGATAGCTTGTTTCATTACTGTATATTTATTTTTTTTAAATGACATATTACTCCTTGTTAATATTTAATACTCCTTTAGGTATAGCTTGTATATTCCAATGTATAAACCTAAAAGGTTCATATCCATTGTCTACAGTGTATAAATGTGGCATATACGAATTAAAAAATATTAATCTTCCAGGTTTTACTTTGTAGTGTATTTGTGATGTAGCCAAACTAACTTTACTTTTATCTTTTTCTGGTAATAAATTCATTTGTCTTCCAGGTCTTGGATCTTCAAATACAGGACAAGATGTTTTTTCACTACCTTTTAGAAAATAAAAACCTGACATATGTCCATTCCAATGAGTGTGTAAAGTATGATGTCCTCCACCTAGATGTGAAAACTCTTGTACCCACATTTCAGTTAAAAATAACTGATGACCTTTTAAATCAAAGCCTTGCTCATCTAATAAATTGTAAGCTGTAGCTAATATCCATTCTTGTAAATTAATAAACTTTGGATCATTAATAAGACTTGTAGAATGATGAACCATTCCATGATCACCTTTATTACCAAACTTTTTAGTTCTTTCTTTTATATTAGTTTGATTATTTTTTTGTGCTTTTTTAATGTAAAGATCAGAGGCTTTATTTAATTTCTTAACCCATTCTGGTTTATCCATAAAATATATTGGACAAGTAAAATAATCTTCTCTATACAGTTGATCTTTTTTCATTATCTAAATGGCCAACCTAAGTTCCATATTACTAAACTATATCTTGATCCTTTTTTAACAGGACAAACTCTATGCCATACAAAAGACGGAAAAACTACCAAAGAACCTCTAGGTAATATTTCTGTACATTTTTTAATATTTGGTTTTTTATCAGGGTCTAAGTTTCTAAAATCAAACTCTAACTCACCACCTTTATAATCTTTAGGATCAGATAGAGTTACTGTTACAGATAACTTTCTAATTTTACCATGATCAGGTGCAGCTGTATTTTCTCTTATATAAGGTTTATCCCAACTATCACAATGCCAATCATAGTATTGACCTTTTTCATATTTAGTAAATTGACAAGCCTCTGACCAATCCCATATAAAATTCCAACCAGCATCTCTATTAGCTTGATGTACATAAGGTTGTATTTCTTTATAAATCCATCTATCAGCCAACCAAACTATATTAGAATTTCTTTTTTTCTTTAAATCTTTAACTTGTTTTTTATTTAATTTTTTACCACCATACCCACCTGTTACAGCCATTTCATCAGATATAGATTTTCCATATTTAACTATGTCATTACAAATTCTTTCAGGTATAGCTGATTTAAAATAATAATAATAATTTGATAAATTCATATTTCTAATTTTTTATACACCACATTTTTATTGGTGTAAACTAGAAAGGAACCTCAAAATTAGCCGTTGAATTAAAAGTATGTGTTATTATTGAAGGTGTGCTTGTTTTACATCCACCAGTAATTAAAGGCGCACCTGTAGTAGCTGCTGGATATTGAATTATTACAACTCCCGATCCACCATTACCACCTCTTAATGGCCCTGGAGTTGCTCCAGGCATTGTAATATTTTGACCGGCGCCACCACCGCTTCCAGTGTTTACATCTCCATCTTGATTTGATGAAGGGTTACTACTTCCTGGGCTTTGATATCTAAATCCTGCTCCACCACCTCCAGGTCCAGCAGGACCACCAGCTCCAGCAGGGCCTGCTCCAGCTCCTCCGCCACCACCAGCTCTCACTGTACTATCTCCTGGCCAACCACTTGATCCAGGTCCTCCAGAACCTCCAACAGATCCATTAGGCGGAGCTGG